TATCAAACGGATCTTTAGCTGATGCAAGTGCTGTGCTTATTGCTCCACCAATACCACTACCTGTTGGTGTTCTTGATGCAATATCAATTCCAAAATCAATCATTAAATCACCGAGTCTACGTTTAGCTGTGTTTCTTTGTGGTCTAATTGATTCCATTTCACCCATTACTTCTTTAACTCTATTACCTACATTGTAACCAGGTCTTTGTAATCCAGATGTAATTCCGCCGTCAGCAGATCCACCTTTTCTAAACATAGGTCTTTTGTATAGGTTGTTCATTATCTTGGTCTACTTCCTGCTAAATAGTCACCGTAACCAGTCATCAATCCTCCAGCAACTCCAGCTATTCCTAACGCATTCTGCAACGGCGTAGGGTTTGGTTGTACCATAGATTGATATTGTCCCGGTGCTCCAGATGTAATAGTTTGTATACCTGAACCTTGGAAACCTAATCTTTCATATGGTTCATAAGCTCTTAGTCTATTTTGCTCTCTTGTAGCATCTAGTTGAGCTTGTTCTTGTGCTTGTTGAATCGCGCCCGCTGATCCTAAAGTACCAATGTCTTGTCCATACAATCCTGGAACTTGTCCAGCTAACATTTGTTGGTTTTGTGATAGACCTTGTTGTGCTTGTCCTAAATTCATTTGTTGACCAAATGCTTGATTAGCTAATTGATTTGCTTGAGTGAAACCTTGTTGTAATAATCCTGATTGTAATAATGCTCTGTTCATGTCAGATTTGTTTTGGTATTGTGATCTCATAACACCTTCACGACCACCACCTAAATTACCAGACATAGCTGCTTGTTGACCTATACCGGCTAAACCTTGTGCTGCTTGTGAATCATATTCTGAAAGTGTTGCATCAATTACATCTTGTTGGTACGGAGACATAAAACCTTGGTAAGCTTGTGCTCCTGATAAACCTCCTGCTGTACCTAGTGCTCCAGCTGCTGCAGTGTCATAGGCTCCTGCTTGTGTAATATAAGGTTGAAATGCACCTATACCTTGGCCTTGTGTTGTAGCCATTGTGTATGCATCAAGTTGCGCTTGGTCTTGACCAGCAACTTTAGGTGCAAATTTATCGGTAGCTAATGGTGCAGCGGTTAACGCTGTTACCTGTTTTCCATAATCTTTTTGTAGATCTTGTACGTATTGTGGTGGGAGTGCTTGTGTTTGTGTTACAGCCATTATACTTTCCCCCCTTTTTGAAACGCTCGTCCTAATCCTCTTATAGCTATTCCACCACCTCTTAGCATTTGTTTACCACCACCTTCTTGTGAATTTCTATTAGGCCCATATGTGTTTTTAATTTTTGGTAGATCATCATCTATTTTAATTTTTTTAGGAAAAGTTGATCCATCAAATGTGTTTTTAATTTTTGGTAGATCATCATCTATTTTAATTTTTTTAGGAAAAGTTGATCCATCAAATGTGTTTTTAATTTTATTTTTTTTATCTAACTTTTTCTTTTTTTCTAAAGCTTTTTTTATTTTTTCTGCACTCATTACATTACCTCGCTTAATCTTTGTGATGTTTCAAACATCTGTTGTGCGCCTTGCATTCCTTGTGACTCTTCAGACACTTGTCCGCCAGCTTCTAAATTTTTCATCATGTTCTCCATAACTTCTGCGCCTTTATCTATATCTCCACCACCTGCGTTTCTAACAGCATCTGCGGTAAATACAAACTCATTTACACTTAATCTTGCAGGCACATCATCTGCTTTTTCTTCTCTTCCAATAGGTACAAACCCACCTTCAGCTCTATAATCTTTTTCCATACCACCAAGGTCCATGATTCCACCGCCTTCAGCAAAACCAATTCTACCACCCATAGCCATGTTTTCTATGTCTTTAGTATCTTGTCTTCCTAAAAAAGGATATTTAATTCTTATTGCTTTTAATTCTTCACCGCTTGGATCTTTCATGGCTTCTATAACTTCTGTTCTAATACCTTCTAGATCTAATCCTTCTCCTCTATATGTATCTATTTCATCTTCTGTCATGTTACCCATCAGTGCTCCTGCACCTAGACCACCAACTAAAAGACCAGTCATAAGATTGTTACCTAATCCTGCTGCCATTAAATTTTTTTTAACTAATCCAGGTAAGTCTGCTATTTTAAATGCTTTAGCTTGTTTTGTTACAAGTTTTGCAGGATCCATTCCTGTAGATACAGGATCACCCATACCTGCGTAAAGATCTGTAGAATTAGCAAGAGCTTGATCTTTTGCTAGTTGACCTTTAGCAGCAGCGCTATCTGCAAAATATTTTCCTATCCCACCAGAACTTTGCATAGGACTACTAAAATATTTTCCAAATCCTGTACCCATTCTTGTTGCGCTATCAGCAAAACCTTGTGCTGGATTAAATCCTGTTTGTAAATTTCCCATACCACCGCCAATACCTCTAGCTAATTGACCCATACCATAATTCATTAATCCTGATTTAATTGATGAACCTATTCTACCTGTTTGATCAAAGCCACCAACACCTGCCATTAAACCTGCAGCTATTGGGTTAAACGGTGCAACGAATGGTGCAGCTTTAACTGCAATCTCTGCTACTTCGTTTGGTATAATTTTTCTAATTCTTTTTTTAATTGAACTTCCTAAACCATATTGACGTCTACCATCCATACCCATGATACCACCATACGCTGCCATCTGTCTGTCAGGTAATACTGGTCCTGTAGGTTTAGGTTGAAAAGGATTAACTGGTTTTGTTGGGTCCGATGGTAATGGTTGACCACCTGACATATCTCCAATAACCATTCTTTTAAATTCTTCCATTGACATAGGTTGAGCGTCGGGTCTTTGCTCTAATAAATCAAAAACGTATTTTTCATACTCTTCTTCTAAAACAGCATCAACCATCATCATTTCTTCTTGTGGAGATTTAGGACCTTCGTCACCACTGTATTTTATAGATGGTGCGTTAGTCTCAAGTTCTTCTGAAATTTGTATATCTTCTATTCCCATGGTTTTGTTAGTTTACTTTGTTTTTCCTACTAAATCAAGAGTTGGCATGATAACTTTTACGTCTTGTGCCATGTCCTCATTCTTATAACCTTTAGCTTCCCAGTCTTTTCTTGTCTTAAAAATCTCTCCAGTTTCTTTGTGTCTGTAAGTTTCTTCTACTTTAGCGTCATATACTTTCATTATGTTGTTACCTCTTTTTTAATGTTTAGATAGCTAATAGCTACATCAAATGAATCTGATGTGCTTGATTGTACTGTAAAAGGTGTACCACCTTCAATTATCAATGGTTGTGTTAATAATTCTTTTGTTTGATTAGCTGTTAATGCTATAGATTTAATAGCTGTAATACTGTTGTTAGTAACAGTAACAACTGGTGTACCAGCCGACGTAACAAGTATAGATTTAATAACTATAGTTTCATTGACTGCAGGAATACTAGCACCTAATGGTGTTAGTGCACCACCACTTGTATTATTATCTATACCTGCAAATTTATATTGGTTTACTACTGCCATTAATCTAAAAAGAAACTTCTAGCTTCTATCTCCTGTTTTAATTCTTCTTGAAATGTAGTGTTAAGTTTCTCAAGAACCGCATCTAAATCTCTAACCAAAGATTGTGCTACGTCTTCTTCATACTCTGAGCTTGCTCTTGTTAATGTTTGTACTATTTTTGCCATTATGAAAATATATTACTAATTCTTTGTCTAATTCGTGTCATTAAATCTTCTACTCCTCCAGCACCTGCCTGCAATGTTTCACCTGTCTTATCAAAATATCTAAAGATAAAATCATCTTGATCAACATCTCCGTCGCCATCAGAATCTCCATCATCAGGTTCGTTAGGATTATTATAAACACTCATAATGCCATCGTCTCCTCCTGCACGTGCGTTAATTGCATTTTGACTTAATTCTGTGCCACCATAAGCTCCAACATTTCCAAGTTGTCTTTGTCTCATATAATCTCTGTAACCATCTATTCCATAACCAAAAGGTTGTCCAGTTTCAGGATTTATTTTTCCTCCAATACTATTTTTTTTAAAAAAATTTGTATTTACATTGTAACCAATTTTACCTAACGTGTTACCTATAAAATTTATACTAGGAATTTTACTGTTAAATGAATAGTCTGGAAAATTATTTGTTAAATATGTGTTTTTTGCAAACTGAGACTCTGGACTTACTGCACTATAATCAACACCTGGAACTGTGCCAAATCCAGTTAGTGCAACTTCATCTTCTAAAACTGTAGTAGGAGGCGAGTAAGTCGGGCCAGTGTGAATATGAGGACTGTTATCAGGACCATCATTACTAGGAGTATTACCACCACCATAACCTTCACTTGCTGGTCCTGTTCCAGCAACACCTGCTGTGTTTGTACCACCACCTTGATAACCATAGCCACCATCTTTACCAGCATCAGAACCACCACCGTATTGACGTCTGCCATCCATACCCATAACACCACCAAAAGCTCTTCCAACTCTTTGGCCCATTGCGTACATCTGTCTAGCTTGTTGTAATCTTGTAATTGACATTATCGTCTTCCTCCAGTTTGTATATCTAACCTAAAAGTACCTAGTTTCCAACTGGTATCTACTGCTGTATTAGATATTGTAAGAGCTATAGCTCTACCTCTAGCCCTTGTGTCTACTTTATCTGTTGTAGAAGATACTGTAAAAGGACCCAATGATGAACTGGCTGCAGTGTCATTTGGATAATTTCTTAAATCTAATTGTATAATAGCGTTTCCTTGTTGTGCTATAAAATCTGGTATTATTCTACTAACTCTCATTATGTTTTCTCCATCACCTCTAAGATCACCTAAGTTAGTTGCAGCTCCTCTAATAACTTTTTGTGTAATATCATAATCTCCAGATGTAATATTTGCTGGAATAGCTACAGCCGTAGTTGCTGCTTCTTGTTGATTAACTCCTGTTTCATGTTCAAAATAAATTGTTGTACCATCTGTATTACCAGTTACATCGTAAGATGCATCATCACCTGCATTATATTTTGTTCCATGAGGTAAACCAAATACTGCAGAATCTTCCCAAGTGCTTCTTGGAAACAACGAACTTGCATTTGTAAACCATATAGGTCTTTTAGATGTTGAATCTAAATAACTATATGTAACTGCTCTGTTAACTACATTAGACGTACTTGTTGGATAGAACCATGTAATTTCACCAAATAAATTATTAATACCACAATAAACCAATTGATTAGATGTTATGTTAAGGTCATCGTAAACGTAGTCTTCAACTAAACAGTCCATAGATTCTAGTTTACCAGTGTATCTAAAGAAACCATTATCAGACATCCAGTACGCAGCACCATCAACTTCTACAGCTGCATTCATACCAATTAATCCACAGTTTGTACCAACTTGTTCAAAAGCAAATGTAAAAGGAGTACCAACAAAACGCATGGTAAATAAAGATGTATCCGTCCAAATGTAAATTGCATTTCTACCTAGTTTACCACCCATGATCCGTGATCCGGCGGCCAGTCTTTGTGTGCCAGCAGTATTTTCTGCTGTAGGTGTGTAGTCATTTATATTTTCCTGAGACGAAAATCTTATAAACATATCATCTTGAGTTGTTTTATCACCAATAGTTGTTTCTGTTCCAAAAAATACTAAGTGACGATCAGGTGTAGACACTAACATATCACGTGACGCTGTTGGTGCACCCGTTATAATTGTAGCTCTTGTTGATGTTGCACTTGTTGCATCGCCATCCCATTCAAAACATTCACCGTTATGTATTAATGCTATAAGAGTTGAGCCTAAATTGTCTAAAGACCATAAACCAGGATCTGTTACTTTATCAGTGTTGGCTGCAGGTGACCCCCATCCTGTAAAACTAGATGAGTTAGTTACTGTTGCACCATTAGAATGAGTCGTAGCTGTAGTTCCTCTAGCCGCTCTTCCTATGCCTGTTAATTTATTTCCAGAAATTCCTGTATATGATATTTCTTCTGTTCCTATTTGAACATGGTTAGTTCCTGTAGATGGAAAACCTGTTGCATTGGTTAATGTAATCTCTGTAGCAGAACCATTGTTTCCTCCTGACGTAGCACTAATAGCTCCGTTTAAAGTATTAGTTAATGCTCCTAATATATTACCACCCCACAATGCAATACCCCAACCAAACGCTCCTATTTGTTCTGCTGGTCCCACATGATAATATTGAAAAAATTTTATACCACCAGATGTTGTTGCACCACTTCCTGTTTCATTGCTGGGCATTGTAATAGTTATAGTGTCTGTTGAAGGCACACTTGTTACCATAAATTTTTTGTCACAAAAATCTGCAGCACCAAAATTAGAGTTAGTTATTGCACTAAATGTAGATGTATCACCAAATAAAATTATGTCTCCTGGTTTAAAAGTAGTTGGAGTTGGAAATGTAATGGTTACAGTTGGTGATCCATTAGTGGTGCTAAAAGCACTTGTAATAGCTGTACCTGATGGATTAACTAAAGGGTGAATGTCATAAAACACACCACCAGAATATACATATAAAATTCTATTAGTTCCTATGGCTGCAAATTTTGTTGATGTTTTGTTTACAAAATGATGCAAACCCCTAGCTGCACCTGTTAACTTAGCTGCACCTAATTGATTCCAACCACCTATTTTTTCAGGTGTACCATATCTAAAACGTACATTTTCTCCGTCTATCCATTGAGACTCTGCACCGGTAGATGTAACTTGTTTATTGAATCCTGGTAAAAAACCTAGTTTTTGTAGCATATGTGTCCTAATTTAAAGAAAACTTATACCATATTAAACCACCCAGTTGCAATATACTTTTCCTGGGTTGGGGAAGGTATACCCCTATGAGTATATGTAAAATCTGCTGGCCAAATAAGAGATAAACCTTTCTTAGGTTTAATTTTAACTTTTTGAAAATGAAATTCTGTTTCTCCTTGATCTTCTACGTCATTTAAATAAGTCATAAATACAAGTGTTCTTGTGATTATATGACCTTTAATGTCTGTTCTTTCAAAGTGCCAGTCTTTATATCCACCTCCTGCAGGGTAATGTTGTATGTTAAAACCCTCTTGTGTAAAAAGTGAAAGACGAATATTATTTGGTTCTGGAAAACTATTGACCTTAAAAAAACTATTCAATCCTTTTTTTAATTCTAAGAAATACGACTCAACATCAGGATGATTGCTACTCGGATATACAGCAACATCCATAGAGTCTTTAATATTTTTATCTACTACTTTATTAGAATTAGCCCCTTGAAATTTATATTCAATGTTACCCTTATGGTATTCTATTAATTTACTACAAATATTTTCATTAATATTAAACTGATGTATAAAATTATCCACGTTTATAATCCGAAGGTAGTCCTAAATGCGGTCGTCCATCATATTTATTTTTATCACCCTGAGTTTCAATATTATTATAATGTAAAAATACTTGGGCGCAGTTTTGTCCTTCAAATTTATCTCGCCAATGTTCTAACACACACCCAGAATAAACTAACATGTCACCAGGATTTAAATCTACTTTTATTCCAGGATTTGTACTTGTAAATGTGCAACCATTTTTATCTGGTATGCCGACATTTTTATTTGGTTCTAAAAATATTGGCCAAGGATCTCCTCCTAAATTCATTGTTGTAGATATTTCACATGACATCCTATCTTTGTGTCTTTCTAAGACATCATTTTTTTTATAAATTCTTGCATAAGAATAAGTAGGGCATAAGTTTAATCCAGTTTTTTCTTCCATAATTGGTTTGACTTTTTCTAATAAAGTTTCCATTAAAATATCGCTATAGTTAGAATAAGTTTCTAATACTTGTGGATCATTCCAAACACCTAACATAGTTTCAAAAGGTGGTATAAAGTTGTCATCAAATAAAGTTCTAGCTACTTTTCTTTTTAAAATTAAATAATTATAAGCAAACTCTGCCAATTCTTTAGGTATAGCATTTTTAATTACAGTGTATTTTTTAATTTTAAAATCTGACATCAAAATCTTTAAATTTATTTATTATACTTTCAGGTAAAATATCTTCTACCACAGTTTTACTTTCCTGTATACCGTTTGTATCAAGTGTGTGAAAAACACCAGACAACATAGAATCGTCATATGTTATTCCATTAATACTAAATTGTTTTATATTGTTATAATCAGGTTTGACAAAATCTATTTTTAAAAAACTACATACTTTTTTTAACTGTACATCTGGTTCATTAACTAAATCTTTATAATTAATTAAAACATAATTTTGTTTTGTTTTTATTATATTTTCAATAGAAATTAAATTATCCATAATAACTGAAGCATGTTGTCCTTGAATTATTTTATAACAATAATTTTCTACATCATCTGGTTTATCTTTTATAACAAAAGAAGAAAGAACTTCTAAAAAAGGTCTGTATAAAATAACATATTTTCTATCTTTAATTACATCTTGTAAAAACAAATGATACTCAGGGTGACCCCAAGGTGCTCTATCTAAAATGTTTTCACAGTTATAGTGTTTATAATAATTATTAAAAAAATTATCTACAACATTATCTATACCTTTATAATCTGGAAAATTTTTAAACAGTTGCTCATGTTTAATTTTTATTATGTTTCTTAATAATAAAGCATTAAGACTATTGGGACTAACTTTAATATTTGGATTTTGATTCATTAAAGAACCAAACAAAGTATTTCCTGCTCTAGGCATTCCTGTTAAAAAATAAATATTCATTTCCAAGAATTACCACAACTCCATAACACTAATGAATATCTTATCCCTTCCGTTACAGGTTTAACTCTATGGTATGTATCAGAAGGAAAAATAACTATAGACCCTTTTGGTTGCACTTCTTTACATATTTTAGTGTAGGTATCTCCATTTGCATCATCATTAAATTTAAATTCAAATTCGCCACCTTTATAATCTTTAGGGTCTGATAAAGAACAAGTCATCGAGAGTTTTCTTACTTTACCTTTTAAGTCAGGCCCTTCTTTATCACCATAAGGTTCTTTCCAACTATCACAATGCCAATCATAAAATTGATTAAGTTTATACTTTGTAAATTGAGCGGCTTCAGAGTAACTCCATTCAAAATTCCAACCTGAATTATGATTAGCTACTCTAACATAATGATGTAAATATCTGTAAAGCCATTTCTCACTTAACCAAACAATATTTGAATCTCTTCTTTTTTTAAGATTTAATAATTCTTCTTCTTTTAAATCTTCTTCTTTATGTATTACTTGTGAATGTTTACTTTTTTTTGCATCTCTTTGTAAACCACCTGTTATACCTAACTGTTCTTTTTTAGACTTACCAAACTCAATAAGTTTATCGCAAAAATGATCTGGTAATGCTTTAGTAAAATACCAATAGTTATTTTTAAAATTCATGTCTTTATGACACTTTTATATATTATTGAAAAAATATGTCTAGATTAACTTGGCCACTCGCCTGCTTTAACTGATGCAAATTGAGATTGTAAAGACCATACTCCAGGTGCAGCACCTGGTTCTATGAAAGCAACTCTACCATCAGCACCGCCTTTTCCAGAAGGGTTATTAGATCCTCCACCGCCGCCTGATCCTGCAACAGCTCCTGGTGCATTTCTCATTCCTGGTGATCCACCTCCGGGTCCAGGTGATCCACCACCTACACCGCCTTCACCTCTAGCACTTGGTGGGTATGGAGGAGAAGGTGCACCACCGCCTCCACCACCAAAAAATCCGTCTTGACTTGAAGGTGTAATATACCAAGGTTGTGTAGGTCCAAAAACAGGTCTAACATCTAAACCAGTTCCACCATTTCCACCACCATAGTTTCCGCCTCCTGGTCCAGCAGAAGTTCCAGCGCCTCCAGCGCCACCTCCGCCATTTCCTCCAACGTTTCCTGGAGGAGAAGCAGAAGGTAAAAAACCACCTTTATTACCATGACCAAATGTTCCAGAATCACCTGGTTCACTTGGTTGAGTTCCAGCTGCAGGGTCTGGCCCTACACTAGCACCTGATTGAGGGCCTGCACTTCCACCGGAAGATCCTCCGGGACCGCCAGCACCTCTAGGTATGTTTCCACCATCACCACCACCTCTAGCTCTTAAAAATAAAGGAGTGCCTGGTGCAATACTTGTATCTGCTCCAACCGCAGAAGAACTTCCTCCGCCACCAATTGTAACAGCAACAGGGGTTGCAGGACCAACAGCAAAATTAGGTGCGGGTACAAGAACTATACCTCCAGCTCCTCCGCCACCACCTTTATTGTCATTGGAGTTTCCACCTCCACCTCCACCACCGATTACTAAAACTCCCGCTGTCGATGTTGTTGGTCTTGATGTAAAAGTTCCTGGACTTGTAAAAGTTGTAGTTAAAGCTGTTACAACACTATTATCAACACCTATTACTCCACCGTTTCCTTTAGCCATTGTTAATCTCCCATTCTAAATTTGTTGAATTCCATATATAATTATTTTCTAACACACCATTAACATCTATAGTATAAGCAATCCATCTTTGATTTGACTCATCCCAATCATAATTATAGGGTTGTTCATAACTTACACCTAAAGGTCCTGTTAAAGTTACACCAGTAGTAGTAGTAATTGGAAATGCAATAGGGGGTTGCCATCTTCCTGTTGTTGAATTTATAGTCCATGACTCATAAGGTTTTGGTGGACTGAATCCATCTATATCCGAGTGATAAATATATCCTATTCCTGCGTAATTTTTTCTATAAGCTTTGCTCTGATCTTCATCTTCTAATCCTGTTTCAGGATCAAAATATTTTCCCATGTTTGTGTTGTAGGATGTTTGTTTCCAAACACCTCCCTCAAAATTATCCGACACCCATTGTTCAGCTTCAGTAGATCTCTCTCCACCGTTATTAGCTACGTCTTTATCATCTATAACAAGGACGTTTGTTACAATATTGTTTTCATCTA